CACTGATACTCCTGCCACGTCATTGACGCTGCTGCCGTAACCGTGCCGTGGTTCGTGATGGCGATGGTCAGGTTGGTGGGGTTCAGTCCGTCGATGTCCAGGGTCATGGCCAGCTTGCCGGTGATCTGCGCGGCGACGGCCGCTGAAGCCTGATTCGATGACGGGACGTAGAACATGTGGACGTGGTGTCCGCCAGTGACGGCCGTAGCTGCCGTGTCATACTCCACCGTGCTGTCTGCCTCCACGCTCGCGAAGGCTGCGCCAGTCAGCGTGCCGTCGTAGATGACGTGGACCTCTGCGACGCCGTTGCCGCTGTTGATGACTTGCAGGGCGCGCTGGATCAGAGTGATCCGGTTCACCTCGCCAAGGTAGGTCGCCTTCGGACGGATGGACATGAGCGGCACGTGGGTGCCGCTGACGCCGACAGGTGCGCCGGAGCTGATCGAGTGCGGGATGCCGTTGAACGTCTCCAGCCCACCTTCCGACATGACAGAGCAACAAATCTGTCGCATGCTGCTAGGCACTGCGGGCAGGCCGATCGCTTCGATCTCGTAGCGGACTGGTAGTTGCGCCGTCGTCATGTAGACCACGTCCAGGATGTTCGCGTGGTTGAACTCGTGGACGTATTGGATCAGCCCGTCGATCACGAAGCCCACGCGCACTCGGCCGACGCCGAGCCACTGAAGGTCGATCGCGAGGATCTGCGTCTTGCTGTCGTCGAATGCGTCGAATGTGTTGAGGTTCCAGTCGGCCTGTTCGATGCGCGTGTCGACCGGCGAGCCGGTGACGTTGGACCGTCGCACGATGCCGATGCCCGCGCTGGTCAGCTCCAGGAAGATGCCGTTCTCGGCGTCGAAGTATCCGGTGCGCCGACGCACGTTCTCGGTGACACCGACGCCGTTGAGGGCGAACGTGCAGAGGATGAAGTGAGACTTGCCGGGCTGGTAGCGGAAGTATTCCTTCGTCTGCCGGATGGCCTTGTCGCCACTGGCGCTCACCGTCATCAGCACCGACGCCCCATCGAAGTCGTGGACGCTGGTCGCGGTGCCGGTGATGTCCTCATACCAGACGGTGGGCTGCTTGTCATACTTCATGATGCTGTCAAGCAGCGTCACTGGGTTTGACACACGCACGCGATCGAACGCGTCGATACTTGGGCTGTCGCCCATCGCCACATGCAGCGCCCCGGTCGCGGTGACCTTGGCGATGTGCTTGGTGTCCGTCTCTTCAGGCGGACCGTGGATGGAGGTAGAGCGTGCCACTATGCTCGGGCGTTGACCCTCACGTTGACGGTGGACGCGCCACCTTGCAGGGTCGTCACAGCGATGCGGCACCATCGAGCGCCGACCGTGCCGGAGCTGAAGCCTAGGCCGGTCACGGCTGCCGAGCCGTGATTGTGCCAGTTCGTGCCGTCCGCGCTCATCTGGAGCGTGAGGACATGGGTCGTGTGCGAGCCCGTGTCGTCTTCGACTGTGAAGAAGACCTCTTTCGCCAGTTCGAGGTCGATTGCTGCCGTGGCGGACGACGCGTTCGCGTCCAGTGCCAGGGTATGCTGGGTCTTGACTGAGTTGGAAATAAAGGTCATGCTTCTCGCACCTCGCAGGTGTATGTGGCGCTCGCCGGGTCGCGGTCGACTTCGCCGTCGTTGGGGATGTGGTAGAGGGTGCCCTCGATCGTGATCCGATCGCCGGGTCGCGGGACGATGCCCGACGGGAGTGGGTTGCCCAGGAGCACCACGACCTTGCGGCCGTTCACTGCCAGGGTGGGGTTCTGGAACTCGTCGTTCTGGAAGTCGATGAAGCCGCGCGTGGTGTAGGGGACCTCGGTGGGCTTCGTGCCGCCCGTGATGTTCGTGCGCGTGCCGGGCGTCACCTTGGTCAGGGTCGCCGGGAGCAGCGCCTTGCCGAGCGCCGCGTCGATCTCCTTCGGCAGGTTCACGCCGAAGCTCTTGAAGAGGTCTCCGCTCATTCGTCAGTGATGGTTGGGCCGTCGAGGCAGTGGTCAGGCGTCGGGTTCGGCATTCTTCTGGATCAGGGTGATGGCTTGGCGGCCGTCGTCGGTGGTGGAGGCGGCCAGCTCGAACTGGTCCGTGATGTCGACCAGCTCCGTCAAGGTGACGGGGTGCTGCACGAGGAAGCGATCGTTCCCGTTCTGGTCGGTGTAGAGGGAGATGATCAGGTCGACACTCATGCGAAGAACTCGCTCCTGTCGAAGTCGTCATCGTCGAAGGCGGAGTCGCAGTCGGTGCCGGTCGCCGTGCCGCCGATGATGGTCGAGGCCGACTCCAGGAAGCAGCCGACGTAGTCGTGGGCCGTCAGCGGGAGGCGCGTGCCGTCGTCCAGCGTGCTCGTGAAGAACTCGACCTTCGCCGAACCGGCCTTGGCCGACTTGACGTTCGAGCCCGTGCCGATCCCGGCCGCCGCGTCGTTGTCCGCGAGGATCGAGCCCGCCAGCCAGAAGGTCGCCCACGCCAGCTCGTCCGGGACGGTCCCGTCGGTCACGGCTGTGCCGTCGCATGTCGCGCCGTCGCGCGGCCACTCCCGGTCCTGGGTGCTGACGGTCTTGGTCCCCGTGAAGTTGCTCGCCCGGTCGATCCAGTCCGACGCCATGACGAGCGCGCGGTTCTGGTCGTCTTCGGTCGCGGCCTCCCAGGCGGTCTTGCCCTCGCCGAGGCGCACGTTCCAGAAGCTGTCCGCATCTGCATTCGCCGACGCGGCGTTGAGGGCGTAGACACTGAAGGTGTCGCTGCCGATGGTGACTGTGTCGATGACGCCCATGTTCGTGTGCTTCCGGCAGGAGGCCCTGGGCCGACTGCCTTTGGTCGAAGTTTGACTTCGGTTTCGGTTTCAGTTTCTACCGGAGGTCGGACCCACTCTTGGGCTCGCTTCCGGGGCTTGGTGCTTTCGGGTTGGTGCCGGGCTTCGGCTTGGCGTTTGGCTTCGGTCCCGGCTGTCCGGGTTCCGGTGCGGGTGCGGGGTTCTTGGCTGCCTCCATCGCCGCGTCGGCCTGGGCCTTCGCGCTCTCTTCGGACTGCTCCTGCTGGCGCAGCGGCAGCTCTTCCAGCTCGATGGCGAGGTCTTCGTCCTGCTCCTCCTGGTCGGACAGGCCCAGCATCTTGCGGACCTCGTTGATGGCCGGGTCGTTGATCGGGAGCGGTGCGCCCGCGAGAGCCATGTCCTTCAGCGCGAGGACGACGTCGCCCACCTCGCGGAACTGTGCCTTGTCGATGCGCCACGTGGGCATCAGATCCTCGTCCCAGCCATTCAGCTCGGCGAGCGGCCCGAAGAAGTCCTTGTCCATCGTCTTCGCGACCTCCTGGAGTGCAGAGTCGATCACGACTCCGAACGCCTGGGTCTTGTCGACGGACAGCGCGTGGCTACCCCGGCTGTCACTGCCCAGCAGAAGCTGCTCGACGCCCAGGAGGCGGGCGATCTCGCGGTTGACGCGTTCGATCGCAGAGGCCATCTCCTCCTGGCTCGTGGTCTCGCCCTTCAGCAGGTTGATGTCCCACTGCTTGTTGCTCGTGGGCTGCTGGGTCTCGCCGGTTCCCTTGAACACGGCGGAGTCGATCACCATGCCGGTGTCCTTGCCCTTCAGCGCGTTGCTGATGAACGTCTCCAGGGGTAGCTTGATCGCGTTCGCCTGCGCTTCCGTGATCTTCTTCTGGTCCACGAGCCGTTGCAGCTCAGTCAGCGGGGCGCGCCCGATCGGGGTGCCGCGCAGGTCGCGCTCGAAGCCCCACCCTTCCAGGATCTCATACCGCTGGAGGCGTGCGTCGAGCTTGACGAGGTGCCGGAAGATGCCCAAGCCTTCCGGGCTGTCGTGGAGGCTGTCGTCCACGAAGTAGAGCAGACGGCTCCGGGGGATGTAGATCTCCTGGCCGGTCTGCGGGCTGCGTTGCATGATGCCGAGGAGCTGACCAGTGCGGTCGGTGTTCCAGCGGTCAACGGTAGCTTGTGCGCGGGGCGCGATGTCTTCGAAGCCGATGGTCCCGTCGTCCATGGTCTTCGCCGTCCACTCCTGGAGGCTGAAGCCGTAGAACCGGAACATGACCGCGCGCCGGATCACCCTGTGCCAGGGCGTCCGCATGCCGTGCATGATCTTCTCGACCTTCTCGGCGATCTCCTCCGCCTTGGCGTTGCCCTCGTTCTCGGGGCGGACCTGCACCTTCCAGTTCGCGCCGGACGCGATGTTCAGGAAGTAGCGCACGCCTGCGGCGACGATCGGGTTGTTCGCCAGCAGGTTCGAGTAGGTGATGTATTTCTCCGGGCCCGCGAGCCTGGAG